CCGCCGTGTGTAGAGGCGCGATTCAAAAAACGTCGATTTTTGTTTGAACGGAGCGTGAGCGATGGCCATAAGCGGCAGGAAGCCGACCCCGGTTGTCCTGAAACTGATCGCCGGCAACCCGGGGCGACGTCCGTTGCCGCAACAGCGCGGCGAACCTGTACCGGGTGGCCCAATTGAGCGCCCCGACAAACTCAAAGGCGCCGCCGGCAAGCTCTGGGATCGCTACATCGTCCGCTGCCATTGGCTGACCTGGGCGGATGGCCCGAAAGCGCTGATGTGGTGTCACCTGCAGGCCGAGTACGAGAAGAAGCCGACCGAGATGATCGCCTCACGCATCGCACAGCTGCGGGCGGTGGGATCGGAGCTCGGGCTTGACGTTACTTCCCGGGATCGCATGGGAGTAACGATCACGACAGGCCGCGCGCCGCAGGAGAAACCCGATGCCTCCAAAGAGGCGAGCAACCCGGCCTCGAAGTACTTCGACTAGCGCCCAGGACCCGGTCACGGCCTACGCGCGTGCAGTGGTCAAGGGCAAGGTGCTCGCTGGCCCACACGTGCGCAACTCGTGCCGGCGGCATCTGAAGGATCTGGTTGAGGGCCGGAAGCGCGGCCTGAAATGGGATGTGACCGCGGCGCGGCGTGCGATCGACTTCTTTCCGGACGTGCTACGCCTGAATGGCGGCAGGTTCGAGGGTGTGCGATTCAGCTTGCATCCCTCGCAGGCGTTTCGCGTGGGATCTCTATTCGGGTGGAAGAGGGCGGACGGTACCAGGCGCTTTCGGCGCATGTACGACGAGGAGGGGAAGGGCAACGGCAAATCCCCCTTGCTCGCCGGCATCGGCCTGTATTGCATGCTGGCCGATGGAGAGTCTCGCGCCGAGATCTATGCTGCAGGCTCGAAGAAGGACCAGGCCATGGTCCTCTTTCGCGACGCGGTCGCCATGGTCGATCAGTCGCCGGCGCTCGCTCTTCGCGTGAAGAAGTCTGGCGGCAATCCGGTGTGGAACCTGGCCGATTTCAAGACCGGCTCCTTCTTTCGCCCGATCTCAAGTGATGACGGGCAGTCGGGTCCGCGGCCGTCCTGTGCGCTGTGCGATGAGGTGCACGAGCATCGGAACAGCACGACGATCGAGCTGCTCGAGCGCGGGTTCAAGTCGCGCGAGCAGCCGCTCCTCGTTATGGCGACGAATTCTGGCTCCGATCGCAACTCGGTCTGTTGGCAGGAACACCAGCACGCGGTGCGGGTCGCGGCTGGCACTATGACGCCGGACGAGGATGCGACCTTTGTCGGTGATGTAATAGACGACGAGGCCTTCAGCTACGTCTGCGCGCTCGACAAGGCCGACGACCCGCTCGAGGACCCGACCTGCTGGATCAAGGCGAACCCGCTCCTAGGGGTCACGGTCAAGCGCGATTACCTGGCGGGCGTCGTGCGCCAGGCTAAGTCGATCCCGGGCAAGCTCAACGGGATTCTGCGTCTGCACTTCTGTGTGTGGACGGACGCCGAGCAGGCCTGGATGGGCCGCGCGGCGCTCGAGCAGGTTCTGGCCGAGTTCGATCCGATGGAGCACGTCGGCAAGAAAGCGCACGCCGCCGCGGATCTCTCGGGCTCGCAGGACTTGACCGCGCTCGCCTTTGTGGTGGAAACCGGAAGCGTCGAGGTCTTGCGAGAAGGCGTTCCGGTCAAGCTGCCGACCTTCGATGCGTGGGTCGAGGCCTGGACGCCGCGGGACACGCTCGCCGAGCGATCACTCCGAGATCAGGCGCCCTATGACGTCTGGGTCCGCGACGGATGGCTGAATGCCGTCGAGGGCCGCAACATCCGCCTGGATTTTGTGGCCGCGCGGATTGCGGAGGCGAACGCCGAGTATCAGATCGAGGTGCTCGCGTATGACCGCTACGCCTATCGCAAGCTCGAACAGGAGCTCGATGCCCAGGGCGTGACGATCGCGCAGGCCGAGCATCCGCAAGGTGGGATACGACGCGCGAAACCGACGGACGAGCAGCTCGAGGCGGCGAAACGCTCAGGCGAGGAACCGCCGCAGGGCCTCTGGATGCCGGGATCCGTGCTCTCGCTCGAGACGCTGATCCTGGAGAAGCGCGTTCGGCTCAGGCGTTCCCCGGTGCTGATCTCCGCGATGATGTCCGCGGCGGTCGAACACGATCCGTTCGACAACCGCTGGTTCTCGAAGCGCCGCGCGGTGAACCGGATCGATGCATTGGTCGCGCTCACCATGGCCGTCGGCGCGGCCACTCAGGCGCCGCCCACCGCGGGGTCGGTCTACGAAGAGCGCGGATTGTTAGTCGTTTGACTCGAAACCCAAGGGCCCCATGATTGCAAAGCATATCGGTGCGGCCCTACGCGCTGTCGGACCGGCATTGGCCGACGGCCTGGAAACCGTCGTGTTCTTGGTTGGTGCCGCCCTGATCTCCTATGGCGCGTGGCTCGCATCCCAGCCGGCCGGCTTCATCGTCGGCGGCGTTCTCCTGATCGCCGGCGCGCTCCTGCGCGAGCGGGGCGCCTGATGGGAGCTCTGGCACGGAGCATCCTGCGCGGCCTCGGCGCGAAGCTCGATCGCACTAACGATACGACGACGGATGCCTTGAACTGGGCCGACTATGGGTGGTCGACCCCGACGGCCGCCGGCGTCATGGTCAACCAGGCCTCGGCGATGCAGGTGTCGGCTGTCTATGCCTGCGTCTCGATGATTGCCTACGACATCGCGAAACTGGGCACATCGATATTCCGCGGCGAACGACGCGGCAAGCGTCAGAAGGCGACGGATCACGTTCTCTATCCACTGCTGAAGAACCCAGCGCCTTGGCTGACCTGGTTTGAATTCTGCGGCATGCTGCAGACGAGCGTGCTGCTGCGGGGTAACGGCTACGCCGTGATCCTGCGAGATGGCAGAGGCAGACCGACGACACTGGTACCGATCAATCCGGATCGCGTCGCGCTCTGGGAGGCACAGGACGGTCAACTGTTCTACATGGTCACGCGCTCCGGGCTGCACGAGATGGCGGTCTTGCGCAACGAACCGCTCCTGATTCCGGCCGAAGATATTTTCCACTTGAAGGCCCTGACGATGAACGGGCTCTTGGGCCTGTCGCCGATCAGCCTGGCGCGCGAATCTATCGGATTGGCCATCGCGCAGGAGCAGCTCGCGTCCCGGTGGGCCGGGAACAGCGCGAAGCCGAGCGGCATTCTGACGACCGAGCAGAAACTCACGCCGGAGGCCGCGAAGCGACTGGCCGATGACTGGAAGACGCTCAATAGCGGCCTGTTCAACGCCGGCAAGACGGCGATCCTCGAGCAGGGCCTCAAGTGGCAGGCCCTATCGATGACCATGCAGGACATGGAGTTCATCGCCTCGCGGGAATTCCAGCTGGCGGAGATCGCGCGCATCTACCGGATGCCGCCGCACATGTTGGGCGTCGTGATGCGCGCCACAGGCAACACCATCACGCAGCTGGCGCAGGAATATTTGAATTACACGCTCTCGACCTGGCTCGAGATGTGGGAACAGCGGATTCCGTTCACCTTCGATCTGGACACCGACGAGCTATTCATCGAATTCGACGTCGATCGACTGCTGCGGGCCGACATTGCGACGCGCTTTGCCGCCAATCGCGTGGCGCTCGGTGGCGCCGGCTGGCGCACCGTCAACGAAGTACGCGCCGATGAGGGTCAGGAAGAGGTCGAGGGCGGAGACATCGTGTTCCGGCCAGTGAACACATTGCCGATCGATGACGACACATTGGATGACACGAGTAAGACAAAGCAGCCGGCGGTCGGCAGCGATCAGACGGGCGAAGGCGGAGAGGGCGGCGGGCGACCGCCAAAGAAAGGGCTGAAGAAAGTATGAGGCGCCTCTACACGATCGACGAATTCGCGAAGCTCCCCGATCAGCAGCGCGATGCCGAATCCCTCGGGGTCACCATGGCCTCGCTCGGTACGCCGGAATTCGGCGAGAGCGGCCGTCTCGTGACCTACACGTTCTCGACGCCGGCGGTGGGGCGGGACTTACACACGGTCGCGCCGGATGCATGGCAGCTCGACAATTTCCAACGCAATCCCGTCTTTCTGTGGTTCCACGACGATTCGCAGCCACCCATCGGCCGGGTCATCGATATCGGCGATGTGAACGGCAAGCTCAAGGGCACCGTCGAGTACGCCGATCGGGATTTGAGCCCCTTCGCCGACATGATCTATCGGATGGTCAAAGCGCGTTACGTCAACGCGGTCTCTACCTCCTGGCAGCCGATCGCGTGGAAATTTGCGACAGAGAAGGCGCGGGCGGGTGGGGTCGATTTCACCAAAGTGGACCTGTTAGAGATCAGTCAGGTGCCAATCCCGGCATTGCCCAGCGCGCTCGCGGAAGCGCGCGCCAACGGTATCGACACCGCACCGATGGTGACATGGGCGGAACGACTTCTTGACACCGCCGGCATGACGCTCGTGCCGCGGGCCGAACTCGAAATATTGAGGAGAGCATCGATGTCGAAACCGACGAAACCGATCCGTGACCCCGCGGCCGCTCAGGGCGCCGTCAGCCGAGCGTTGAAGACCAAACATGATCGCGCGCTCTCGCGGGCCCCGAAGACTCCCGTGTTCCAGCGCGGGCTTTACGATGTGGCGCAGCTTTGCTACGCGCTCAGCCAGTTGGGGTACCTGCACGACAGCGCTGAATATGAGGCAGCGCTCGAGGAAGACGAAAGTCCCGTGCCGGCAATGTTGGGCGAGGGGCTCGTCAAGATCGGCGAGGCTCTAATCGCGATGACGCAGGAGGAGGTACACGAGCTCCTGGACGACCATGACGAGGGCGAAGAAGACGGCGAGGACGAGGCCATGGAGGCCGAAACCCGTGCATTGCCGACCGAGGAACGAACCTTCATCGCCGCCGGCAAGACCACCCGCGCCCGCGCCTGGCGCGCCGGTGTTGCAGTCGCACGCGCCGGCAAGGCGCTCTCCAAGTCCAACGAGGAAAAGCTCACCGATGCGCAAGACCACCATGAGCGCGCGATGAAGCACCATCGGACCTTGGGCGAGCATCACGAGGCGGTCGGCGAGCACATCGAAGCGGCTCAGGGCCATCACGAGCGCGCCACGAAGACCTTGGAGGCGATCGGCGAGCATCTGCGCGCCATCCAAGACCCGGTCGAGGTCAAGGACGCCGATTCGCACCTCGACGAGGCGGTGAAGTATCACCGCGCCGCCACCGGTCACCTCGAGAAGCTCGGTACCGAGCATACGGACATGGCCGATCGCAATGAGGACGTCGGTGACAGCCACCGCGCGATGGGCCGCTGCGTGAAGAGTGCTCAGCGCTGTGTGCGCTCCGTTGTCGACGGTGCGGAAACATCCGAGCCGGACAGCAAGGACGCCGACGATCTCGAGGAGGAGGAAAAGGCCAAGGAAGAGAGGGCCCGGCGTCTGCGTCGAGCGAAGGCCTTGAAGCTACGCGGCACTGCCGCCTGATTTCTTGATTTCGCGGCCCCGCCGCGCGAACGCCCTTCATCCGCCGCTTGGGCAACGGTAGATCCCTGGCGCCACTCGGCGCTTTTTTTACATCTGGAGTTCCTATATGAAGATCTCGGAGCTTCGCCAGCGGCGTGCCGATATGGCGGATAAGTTGGGAGAATTGGCCGGCAAGCCGGTTGAATTCGACAAGGCAGAAAAGGACATCACCGATCTGGACGCCGAGATCTCGCGCGCGCAGAAAGCGGTTGATCTGGCGCGCATCGGTGCGCGGCCGGTCGGCGAGGACATCCGCGCCGATGTGGCCGATCTCGCGCCCGCGACCCTGCTGCGATTTCAGGGGGACCGACAGTCCCGCGCCAACTGGGGCATGGGCGAATATACCGCGCACGCTCGCGCAGCGATCGGCTTCAAGCCCGATGGGGATAAGCATTTTCGCAGCTTCGGCGAGCAGCTCTCCGCGGTCGCGCGCCACTACTCGGGAGGTGCTCAAGACAATCGGCTCGTTCGCGCCCCCGTGGGCGCCGGCGAAACTGATGCGTCGGCGGGCGGCTTCCTGGTGCAGACGGACTTCGCGTCGGCCGTGTGGACTCGCGCCTATGACATGGGCGACATCCTCGGCCGCGTGTTCAAGCTGCCGATCTCCTCGGGTGCGAACGGCATCAAGATCCCGGCCGTCGATGAATCGAGCCGTGCCACGGGCAGCCGCTGGGGCGGTGTGCAGTCCTACTGGGTGGGCGAGGGCGACGGTGCGAATCAAACGAAACCGAAGTTCCGCTTGCTCGAATTGGACTTGAAGAAACTCATGTCGGTGATGTACGTCTCCGATGAGCTGCTGCAGGACCAGGTGGCCCTGGAGTCGATCGCCTCCCAGGCGTTCTCCGAGGAAATCATGTTCATGACGGAGGATGGGATCTTCGAGGGTGACGGCGTTGGCAAGCCGATGGGCGTCATGAAGGCGCCCTGCCTCGTGACCGTAGCGAAGGACAACGGCCAGGCCGCGGCGACCGTGAGTCTCAACAATATCCTGAACATGTGGTCGCGCATCTGGATCCGCTCGCGCAAGAATGCGGCCTGGTACATCAATCAGGACGTCGAACCGCAGCTCTATCAGCTGGCTCAGCCTGTCGGTACGGGCGGTCTGCCGATGTTCCTGCCGGCGGGCGGCATCAGCGCGGCGCCTTACGCGTCACTCTTCGGCCGCCCGATCATCCCGATCGAGTACGCCGCCACCTTGGGAGCGCCGGGCGACATCATGTTGGCCGACTTCAGCCAGTACGTGCTCGCCGACAAGCGCGGCATGCAGGCGGCCACGTCCATGCATGTGCGCTTCTTGACGGATGAGATGACGTTCCGCTTCACCTATCGCGTGGATGGCGAACCTTTGTGGAATGTGCCACTTACTCCTTTTAAGGGAAGTAACACAAAATCTCCGTTTATTGTCTTGGCTCAGAGGTAAAATAGACGAACGGCCGAGGTGCGCTAACACCACGGCCGTTCTAACCACTGATACGCGTTGGAGGCGCGAACAATGGCTGACGGAACAATACCCGCGCCGACGAAAATCTGCACCTGCTGCAAGGCCGAGAAGCTTGCGACGGCGGAGTTTTTCTATCGGCATAAGTCGCAACGCAGCGGTCTTACCTCTCGATGTAAGCCCTGCGTCAGAACGGACGGCGCTGCATGGCGTGAAGGCAATCGGGACCTGGCGCGAGCATGCTCGCGTGAATGGGCAAAAAATAACCCTGAGCGCGACGCGGCCAACCAGAAGAAATGGCGTGAACGAAATCCGGAGTTGGTGCTGGCTTGCGAGCGTGAATGGCGGAGAAAGAACCCTGAGCGCGTCAGAGCCTACTGGAAGAAAAATAGGAATCCAGAAAAGCACCGAGCCACCATGCGCGTTTTTAATGCCAGGCATCGCGAGAGATTGCGCGAAAGACGACGGATATACCGACTGGAAAATCGCGAGCGGATACTTGCTAGGCGTCGCGCGAGACGTGAGATCGAAAAACACGATCCGAAATTCAAAGTCGCCAAAGCCATTTCCGGCGGCCTGCTCCAGGCGCTTCGCCACCGAAAAAATGGGGCACATTGGGAATCGCTTGTAGGCTACGGGAGAGAGGAGCTTGTCAGGCACCTCGAGCGGCAGTTTTTGCGCGGCATGTTGTGGAAGAACTTCGGCACCGCATGGCATATCGATCACATACTTCCGGTCTCATCCTTCGCGTTTACGTCGAAGGAGGATCCGGAAGTCAGAGCGTGCTGGTCACTCGGGAATCTGCGGCCACTGTGGAAGCTGGATAACCTGAGCAAGCATGCGAAACGGACGCATCTGATCTAACGAAAGCGAACGCATTTTAAAGCGCGGACTCCCCAGCCGCGCTCTGAATCACTATTGCCGCAATGGGGGGCGGTAAGGAAGAATCACTTGGCTAAACAATTTAACCCCGTTTATCAAATTCCACCGATTCGCCTGTTGGCGGCGGCCACCGACGCGGCCGGGCGCACGGGCCCCTACAAGTCGATGCGCAACGTCGCCGGCGTCGTCTCGGTCGAGTGCAGTGTCAATCAGGGCAATGCCGCGCAGGTCACGTTCAGTCTGCTGCAGGCGCAGGACTCATCCGGCACCGGCTCGAAGGCGATCCCGGTCGTGCCGATCTTCTACAACGCGGATACGACCGTCTCCGACACGCTGGTTGCACAGGCGGCCGCCGTGAGCTTCCAGACGGATGTCGCCCTCAAGGACAAGATTGTCGCGTTTCAATTCGATCCGGCCGAGCTCGACATGGCGAATAACTTCAATC